GCAAATCCCCTCTGGCGGGGTGTCATCGGCCATTTTGACGGCATCCTCCAGTGCCATTAGCGCCTGCACCTTCAGACTCGGAGGCTTGGGGCGGCGGGCGGTGCGAAGTTTGTCCGCCATACTTTTGTTTACCCAAAAAGAAACTTCAGTACAACACGCCTCCAGCTCCTGGTCGGCACCTGCTTGAAATGCCTGGATCAATAAAACATCTGGATGTTCTTCCTCATCAAACCATTTGTCTTCCCACTTCTTTAATAGATCAGAAGGTGGAATAGCAGGATGTCGGTCAATGACAAACAACTTATCACCATTAATTTGAGTAGTCATTGAGTCGTCGTGGATTGTGTCAACAGTTTTTCTCAAGAATGTTTCTGATTCTTCAACAGCTTGTTTGTAACCCCATTGGGCGGCTTGGGCAGCAAGGAACTGCTCTGAATCACTCAGCTCACCGCTAACCGTGCAGCCGAAGAACTCACCAAGCCACTGCTGCACCAGCTCCGGCGGTGGGGTGATGGGGTGTTCTTGTGTCATTCAAGCCAGCTCCATGCAATGCGTTGGCAAATGCGCCATGCGTGTTTCTTGTCGATGCCGTAGCGTTCTGCCAGTTGGCTGTAGCTGCTGCCAGCAACACGCAACTGGCGCAGTTCACGTACGTGATCTTCTGTAAGAAACGCGGCGTAGTTTGCCTCGCCGCGCTTAAACGGATCACTCATCTACATGCAGCAGCAACCTGCGCATGTACCAATCAGCCTTGCCGTAATCTTGATCGGCATTGCCTTTGTGCTCAGCGCGCCATAGGTACTTGATGACGTTGCCTTTGCAATAAGCGCGGAAGCCGTCATCGCCAAGTGCTGACTTAATGGCTTGGATGCACTCAATGTCGCCGTGCTTGTAATGCGGCGGATGGTTGACAAGATCACTCATTACCTAACGCCTCCGCCATGTCGCGCTTAATCAGCTCAGCAATGCGCTGCTGGTACAGACCGGTGTAGGTGCTGCAGGTGCGGCCACTTTGCTCATACAGCCACTGCAGATAATCGTCACGGCGCTGCTCAGTTTTGTGGTTGATCATTTTGCATCAGCTCCATTAGTTTCAAGATGTGCGCAGCAAACGCTACGTGGGTCATGACTGCATGGGTGCCGGGAGGGCGCCCGTAAGACGCCTCCCACCACTCCTTGAATGCAGCATCAAGGGCGGCTTGGTTCATCAGAACACAGGCTCCTCGCTGGTGGCGCTAGTGGTGCGCGGCATGAACTCAAAACGCTGGATGCTGAGCACATGCTTGCTGCGTTTGGCGCCAGTCTCCTTGTCGTTCCATTCTTGGCGGCGTACTGCGCCACTTGCAAGAATGCTGTCGCCTTTCTTGAGTTTGTCAACGATCAGCTCAGCGGACTTGCCCCAGATTTCGCAGTCGATAGCGTTATTGATCCAGTTGCCGTCCTTGTCTTTGCCCTCTTGGATGCCGCCAGCGAAGTTGGCGACCATGGTCCCAGATTCAAAGGCGCGCAGTTGTGGGTCGGTGATGATGCGAACAATGCCTGTTGCGTAAAGGCTCATGTCAGTTCAGTGGTGTTATGCCATTGGCTTCTTCAAAAGCCAAGATTTGTGCAAGTGGATAGCGAACACGTGGCGTGCCAGCCGGTAAGCCAATGCGCGGTGCAGTGACGTAGGCAGGGCCAATGCCGCGTGCACGTTGGTTTTTGATGGCTGCTGGCTTCAGGCCCCAACGCGCTGCCAGTTCGTCAGTGGTCAGAAAGGGTTCAGTCATTGCGTGCCCTCTAGCTCGGCGGCGATAGCGAGAATCTGATCCTGGGCTTGGACGTAACCTCCAAACCCAGTCAGTCCGAGTTGATCTGAGTAACGCATCTGATCCGCAGCAGCACGCAGGGCGGCGGCCAGCTTATCGCCGTAGTCCACAAACACGCCGGCTTCGTCTTGATTAAATGCCTCCCAAACAGCGGAAGCGGCAGGAGATAGTTCAGTCATCAGCAAACGGATCCTCATCAGCAGAGGCAGGTGCTAGCTCAGCCTCCTTGGCAAGCGCTAGCTCCATAAGCTGCTGGTTTTGCTCATCGCTTAACTCAGGCTTGCGCTTATCCATGCGTGCTACCACCTCCTGCAGCTTGTCAAGCGTGTCAGCTTTGGCGATTGCAGCCTTACCGGCTTGGAACAGCTTGGCATCGCCTGCGGGCGCAGTGGTCACCGTCACCGGCTCCACCTCAGCTTGCTGCATCTCATCAGTGCTGTAGACGCCGGACATGTCAGCAGGAAACGCCTTGCGCAGCGCCAATGCTTCAGAGCACTTGGCGATCATTGCGGCGCCCATCTTGCTCCACAAGCCTTGGCCGGCGTTGTAGTCAGCAAAGCGAGCAACGCCAATGAATGGATGCTGGCTGCCCTTGCGGTAGATGATGGTTTTAGCTGCTGCAGGTGGCTTGCTGCCAAGCCATACGTCTTGCCATTCGCCATCCTCACCGCACCAGTAGGTTTCGCTGCCGTCTAGTTGGCCAGTGCGCTCGGCAATAGCACGCAAGCCGTCGATGCCGGCTTGAATGGTCATCTTGCCGCCACGCTTGATGGCGTAGATCTGCTTGCTAAATGGATCTAGCCCTGTGCGCTGGCAAGCGTAGGCGAACAGACGCAACTCATCGTTGCTGCAGCCAGGCGCAATGGTGGTACTGATTAGTTGCGTTTGTTCTGGGGTCCAAAGCGTGATGCTAGAAGTCATCGGATGTGATAGTTGGGTTGGCAGTTAGTGCCCATGAAGGCAGGCTGAGCGATTGGATGGTGTTGCCGTAGCCGGGCCATTCAGAGATGGCTTGGCAATCGGCAATCACTCGCATATCACGTTGCCGTAGCTCATCACCAGCAGCCAAGGCCGCGGCGTCAAGCTCATAGACCGCAACCGCATACGGCGCAGTCTTCTCAACGGCAATGAACACAAACCGCTCAGCGCCATGCAAACCAGCTAGGTAGTGGCTGGCTTGCACATGGTAGCGGAAGGTGGCGATACTGCGGGCAAAGCTGGACGGTGACGCATCTGTCGTGGTCTTGAGGTCAACCACAGTGGCGCCGTAGTACCAGTCGGGGCGGCATTTGCATCGCAGTCCGGTGCTGGCGTCATCCCACCAGAAGCTCTGCTCAGCCTTGCCTTGGGCGAGTAGTGCAGAGGCAGCGGGATGCACGCGCACACTGGCAGCCATAGATAGTGCAAGTGCCATGTCGGACTGAGTGACGGCTTCAATGCCAGCGGCTGCCATGCGCTCCGCTTGCTCCTTGCCTGCCTTGGTGTTGCGTGGACCGCAGACCCCATAGCGGCCCGCTAGCTCCTCCGGTTCCAGCACTGCGCAATGCACCAACGAGCCAAGTCGCATAGCTGTAGTGGGTTCCACTGACACGCGCTGCGGGTCTAGATAGCGACTCCAGTAGTGATAGGGCGACTTAGCCACTGCGTGCAGGTGGCTGGCGCTGACGGCTGGGTCAGCGTGGTAGTCGGCGTTGCTGGTCATACCGCTGCTCCACTACGCAGCTGGCGGTGCATCCGGCTGGCGGTGCCGTAAGTAGCGACCAGCTCGGGAAACGCATCCAACAGGCGGCGTTTGTTGCCGGGGTCAGCCTTAAGGCCAGCAGCGGCTAGGGCTTGGAAGAAACCACCGCCGTGCTGGTAGGCGGTGGCAAATGTCCAGTAGATGTCTGCTTCGGTCATGGCTTGAGTTGCTCTTGGCAGGCGTGATGGCTGTAGGCGGGCTGCTGGCGGCCGGTGTCGTAGGCCATTGCCCAGACGCCGAAGATGATTGCCAGCACGGCAAAGCGGTTCAGATTGTTCATGCCATCAGCGCCTTACGGACGCGATAGGTGGACAGGTTGAGGCGATTGGCAATTTGACGCTGACTAAGGCCAGTGCTGCGCAAAAAGCGGATGCGGCGATCTGGAGTCATTGTCAGTAGGTCAATTACTGCCACCACAAAGAGCAGCGGCAGTAGCAATTTCCAGATGACTAGCAGAGTGGTTGCAATCATGGTTCTCGGTTTGGGGTGCCGGTTGTCCGGCTTGCGCGTATCCTACACCATGCGCCGCCGTGGTCAACCCTCGGCAGTCACAATGCGTAACGCGTCCTCAACCGACCGTGCCACGCCTGCAATGCCGCCAGCCGCCTGGACCGTATCCAGCCACTGCTGCTGCTCAGGGCGCAGCCTGCCGGTTGCGGTCTTGACCTCTATAGATAGGAACACTGCCACGGTGCTGCCGACCATCTCAGGGGTAATGGTCACACGCTTCCAGCCAATTAGGTCAGCGCTGCCCTTGCACAAGCCGAATTGCACTGGTCTACCGTGCTGGTCACGCAGCGTTCCTGTGTTATTGCGGAACAGGCGCGTGTCACCGTTGCTGCAGGCGATCCTTATTTCCTGTTGGATCCGCTGCTCGCTCACTCACGTGCCGTAACGCTTGGCCAACCTAGCCTGATAAACCCGCTCCGCCCAACCGCGCTTATAGCCGCGTTGCTGCGCTAGCTCGCGCAGAGCTTCAAGGTCGCGTGCGTTGCCTTGCTCGCGCTTGCGCTCACGTGCAGCCATCTCAACCAACTCACCATCAACCTGCTGCAGCTCGCGTCGCTCCTGCGGTGCAAACACATGGCCGCACTCACGGCAGACCTGCGCAGCGCTGGCGCTGGTGGCGAAGCACTGCGGGCACACCTTGACGCTGGGTGCCTGCTCGCGGTCGCGTTTGCGGATGCCGTCTAGCGTCCAGTCGTGCGGCTCCAAGTGATGGCCAAGCCGCAGCGTATTGCCGACATGATCCAGTACCACGGCGCGCTTGCCAGGTTGCGGGCGCAAGCACCGACCGATCATCTGCAGGTGCAATGCCACTGATGCCGTAGGCCGCAGCAGGATGCAGCCGCCGACGCTTGGCACGTCCACGCCTTCACCGATCAGCGCGCAACTGGTGAGCACCTTGATGCGACCTATCGCTAAATCAGCCAATAACTGCCTTCTATTGGCTGCATCCATGCTGCCGTCAATACTGGCCGCAGCGATGCCTGCTGACTGGAAGAGTGCTGCCACTGCCTCCGCGTGCGCCACTGAGCAGCAGAACGCGATTGCCGTCTGGCCTGGCAGGTGCTTGCGGTAGTGGCCAAGGCAGTCACCCATGATTGTGCCGACGCGCTGCTCAGCCTCCTTGGTGTCAAAGTCACCCATCCGCTTGCGCAGGCCGGTTGAGTCAAACCCCGGTGGCGCCAGCACCTTGGCAGCAGCAAGAAATCCAGCGTCTGTGAGCTGCTGCGCGGTTGGACCTTCCACCATGGATTGATAGTGTTCGCCAAGGCCGCGGCCATCGCTGCGGATTGGTGTTGCGGTGACGCCGAGCAGCTTGGCTTGCGAAAAATGCTCGACCACCTTGGCCCACGTGCCAGCCGTGGTGTGGTGTGCCTCGTCCACCACGAGAAGCTGGAAGAAATCACGCGGCAGCAGATGCAACCGGCGGGCAACGGTTTGCACACTGGCAATCTGCACGGCATGGCTGAGATCCATGCTGCAGCCTGCTTGAATCAGCCCGTGGGCAACGTCCATGTTGCGCAAGCTGCGGCTTGCTTGGTCGAGCAGTTCAGCCCTGTGAACAAGGATTAAAACCCTATTTCCCTTAATGCTTGCTTGTTGAGCGATGTAGCTGAAAATGTAAGTCTTACCGCCACCAGTGCTGAGCACAGCAAGAACCGATTTGCGGCCTAACTGATACTGCAGGCGGATGTCGTTGATTAGTTGTTGTTGGTAGGGGCGGAGGTTCATAGCGGCAGCTCCAGTTGCGTGCCATCTGCCGGGGCGCCATGCATTGCAATCTGAGCCATGGTTACGGCC